CCGCATCATAGCGGCCATGCTAAGTTTATGATCCCCAACCATTTGTTTGTTTAGTTCTTTTAGCTTTCTATTTTTAGCCTTTTCGATATTAACAAGATCTTTTGCTGTAGCCGTACCGGATGCTTTAATTGCATTGTGAGAAGCTATGATCGCCGCTTTTTGCTGATTAATAGCATTAATAGACTTTATCCCAAGAGTGTCATAAAGTGGGTCTTTGGCTTTTTGAATGTTTAATTTATTGATCTTTGATACATATGCAGCTTGTGCCCTGTATTGTTCGGCTGCTGAAGTCGAAGCTCTATTGGCAATCATGTTATACGCGTTTATTGCACCGTTTGCCATGGCATTGTAGATGGTATCAGACTTTGTCCCAAGAATTCTCCAGTTTTTTTCAACAGAAAGGCTGGTTTGCTTTGCTTCTGATAGAACTCTACGCTGACCTTTTTCAAACTTAGAATAATCTAAATCAAGCTCAACGTATACAGTTCCAAGACGTTCTACCATTACAACACCCCGCCATGCTTAATTTTTTTTATAATAGTTTTTTTAATTCCATTAAACGCTGGTCTTAGAAATGGCTGCGCTCTTGCCGGGCCACCCCATCCAGTTGACGCAGTACCTCTTTCGACCATGAACGCCCAATATATTTTGAAATTTCCTGCGTAAACCCTAATCGTCCCGGTATTTGAATCTTTTCTATTCACTCTACGAATCGTTGCCGAAAGTTCGCCTGGCTTTCTCCCAACCCATCGCTTGTCTGTGCTGAAACTTACAAGCTTCCCTTTATTCCTGCCTGTTTTTGGTGTGAAAGAAACATGTGCTTTTGACCACCCTGGTGGCCTGGAAATGTTTGTTTTGCCTGGGGATGGGCATAAACGTTTGGCATCGGCTACTACTTCATCCATCACATTATTAGCATTGGCATGTGCTCTATCTTCAATAGTTTTAAATATCTCTTTAGTTTTCCAATTAGCCAGTTTCATGTTTTACTACCCTCTTTTAAAAAGTAATAAAAAGCGCCCATAACTTTTTTAAAGCATTCCCATTGATCTTTTATGCCGCCAGGATATCTATCCATAACCCCAAAAACTGCATTGAAATCAAGGTCAACGACTACATCTGTTTCGCCATTAAATCGGGTCCTTACTTGACCTAAAACTATTTGATAAATATGCGCCGCTTCTTTGTTTGCCTCCATTAAATCTACCCAACAAGTTTCGCATGGTGGTTCACTTGGGGGGCTTCTCTCTGCATACATTGTCCTGCATTGATCACATTTTGTTAAAACAACCCCGCCCTCAAGCACTATCCTGGATTCGGCCTGACCTTGTGTAAACCGAATCCAGGATATTAGTTTTTTTCCTGTTCCTCTTTATCCACAACGCCAGCATCCGCCAAAATTTTCATACATCGTGCAATGAACCTGTCAAACACAGGGATTTTCATTAACTTCAGCTTATTTTCACGAGTGCATTCAATTTCTTTGCCTGTTTTGCTATCTTTAAAGTTTTCGAAACTAATAATAGCGTAATCCCATGCGTCATCTCTTTCTTTTTTCGCTTCTTCCGTGGTGAACTCCTGCAAATTCGACAACCGCTCCATTGCCCTTGATTTAGGATTAAAAACATGTTCGACAATCGTTTTCCGTTTCTCAATACATTTCTCAAGGAAAGGTTGGATAGGCCGTAATGTAACCCAGGCATCACCCTCCGGTTCATTCTCAAATATCGCGTCTCCTGTTGTCGGGTCATTATAAGATTTGAAAAATTGAAAACACTCACCTTCTGTTTGATCAAGATTTAAAAACATTAATATGCATCCTTTTTTTAAGTTGTTGTTATACCAAATACATAAATGCACCGGATATCTGTCCCTCAAAGCTTGTCCTTGCCAAACCGCTTCTGTCTGCTTCAACACCGTTAGCCTTGGTCATCAGTATACAGCCGCTTGTCCCGATTGTTATATAGGACGTTTGATTAACCCAAAATCTCGGCCCTGATGTAGTACTATTGATAAGTTTCGTCCCATTTTTTACACAATTCACCAATGTGGTTTGCATAGGATCAGTTGGATCATACGCCACCTCTGTTAAACTAATAGCGCCTCCATCCGCGCTTGCAAATTCAAGAATGTCAATGTCCACCCCAAACTCTGAAGTATCCACAGTTTTTCTTGTTATCCCGGTTAGGCTATAATTCCCAGCTCCTAATATTTTAGAGGTTGGACCTAAAGTCACTTTCTGAAAACTTCCTGATAATGTTGCCGCTCTATCTGCCATTGTTTGTCCCCTCCTATTTATTCGTTCTGTTTTTTAATTGCTTCTTCCATCACTTTTTTATTTTTTGCTGTTTTCATAGCACGATACAAAACATTTGTTGCTTTGTTAACAACCATTGTCGTTAAATGCCCGGATGGAACCGATGTATCTACAAAAATTTTATACTCTGCCTTTTTTAAATCTTGGCAAAATCCTATATCCTCCCCTATAGTAGCCCCTGTGTCCGCATCTTTTTGGAACCTGAACCATGGATACGGTATTTTTTTGAATACTTGCATATCAAACATAAGACAACCGGCCCCAGTTGCGTCTACTTCAACGAGTTCGTCTTCATCCCACTCATCCACGCTTTGATATCCACCCTCCGTAACCCGTAACATTATGCTATCAAAGGGGGGATATCGCCTGAAGCAAAGTGCACCAACTATCGGCAATTGATGAGCCAACAAATTAGTTATTGTTTTAGGATGATATACCATATCGACATCCATCATAATTAAAGATGTAGCACCAACTGCTTGCGCCTTTTCGACAATATCATTCCTTAGTGTATCAATGGGGCCGTTATCAGCGTGGATATAAGTAAAATCCGGCCGCTCCATATGAATAAAAGAGTTAAAGAAACTTATTGGAACAGAAGGAAAAGTACAGGGGATGCCGATTGCAAGATGTTGATTGGTTATTTTCATTTATCCGCCTTCCTGAATAAAGCAACTCCACATGGCTTGCTATGTTTTTGTGTAATGTAATTATTAATAAATTCCATATCATTACTTTTTTTGAGATCACTTACAGCTTGCATTACCCCTAATTCTGGTATTATAGAATCATGGAAAATAAGAAATCCGTTTACTCGTAAATATTTTTGATAAATTTTTATATCTTTACTAACGCCATCATATGTATGATCCCCATCAACCAAAATAATATCAAACTTTGTCTCAAAAGTTTTTAGCACTGCCACTGTGCTTCCAGCATGTGAGTCGCCTATAATTTCATTATAAGAAATATCTCGTAAGACATATGATCGCATATGGTGTTTGGGATGTTGGTTATTGTCAATCAACACAATTCTATCAGGTTTTAAAAAGTGGTTTATTAAAAACGTAGTTCCACCGGCAGCAACACCAATTTCAAGATATGCATTAATTTTTAATTGAGATTCAAGAATAGCAAAGATACATGGCGCGATCTCATCTGATATTTGCTGGCAATAGATTCCACCATATGTGCCTCCAAATGTAGGCACATGATCTGACCCAGCATCAAAGACAAACTGTTCAATTTCTGATATGGTAGGACTGTAAGGCTCTATTTTTGGTTTATTCATCATCTTTTAAATCTCATCTTCTTGAATACTCTGCCTTTGGAAAAAATCAGCACCCCATTTTTTTGCAAGATGAGCGTCATTCCTAACACATGTTTTTTTATAATCTACCTGCCCATTCTTTTCCATAGCTGTAAAAGTTTGGCTCCCAAAATGGTGTACATAGACATCATGCGCTATCCCTATGTTATGCCCAGCGGCCTTTGCTTTTAAGCAAAAGTCAAGTTCCTCCCCGCTACACGGCCACAAGGATTCATCAAACTCACCAAGTTCATCACAAAGCGTTTTCTTAAATGCCATGCAAAAACCTATAACCCAGTTAACATTCTCGGCCAATCCTTCATTCGTAGTGTATAGGCTGCCAGCTTCCTTGTCTAACTCGTATTTTGTTCGATAATTACCAATTGTAATGCATTGCAAACCAGCGCAATAATTTGTAACAGGTCCAACAATAGAGAACATATCGAGCCATGCATCAAGCCGCTGGATTGCTTCAGGTGTTACGATAACATCGTTGTTAAGAAGCAGGATAATATCACCCTTTGCAGCCCGTATCCCTTGGTTAACTGCAACAGGGAACCCTTTGTTTTCTTCATTTCTAATAACGACAATATCCGTAAACCCAGAAAAAGGCGGATTGATCGCTGGTTCTGAACCGTTATCAATAATAATTATTTCACAATTATGACTATCTTCAAGCACTGCGGCAAGGCATTCTTGTGTCATATCATGTTGATTATAAACTGGTATGATAATAGATATCATAAGTTTCCTTAATTCAAAGATGTCAAGATACTAAAATCGCTATGCCAAACTCTTACAAATTGTATACCATTTTCTGTTGTAATATTTTCCACTATTGTGGACAAGTTGGTTTCTTTCATTCGTACCAAAGAACTACCGGGAACTATTAACGAACATTCATCAAACAATGTTTTTAAATCAGCATATATAGTTGTTATTTCGGCAGCAGATTCAGACGATGAAAATAACGAAAATTGAATAGATGTATCTGTATAATGTTCTGTAAATGTTTTAGAAGGAACAGCAGAAATAATAAAAAAAACAACATATGGATAGACAGTCTTTTGCGGAGCATAGTCAAAAAAAATCCGCCCATTAACGTCTGCTGAAAGATCAGACCCAACTGTTTTTGCTATTATGCTGGTGAGTAAATTATTCACTGTGCTTCTTTACACATAATATCAAGCCATTTTCCAGCTTCGTTAGGGTTTGTAATTGCCACAATATTGAAGTACCGTGTTCCGAACTTTACACGATAAGAAGAAGCCAACCCGGCCTTATATCTAACTCTTATTCTATGCGTAATAAGCATAACCGGAGCCTTCCCCTGTACAACTTCTTTTGCGGAAACAGGCCAAATCGCTGCCCACAATGTAACATTGTCAACCCATGTGGCAACAAACCCGCCCATGCCGTCACTTGTTTTTGTTTTTAACTGGAAAATTATTCGTTTATCTAATGCACCTATTCTCATTAGAACTCACTCCATAACCGACTTGATGCGAGCAGGTTTTGTGTTGTTCTATTTGTTGCTACGGTCTGCCCCAAAACAGGCTCCCCGCGCATTTCATATAAATCCGCACAAATCATTCTGCAAGCCGCTTTTATCTTGTATGGAACCAAGGCAGCCGTTGTCCAACCTGATATAAAAAGTATTGTAATTGGATTGCTTGGATATAGGCTGCCGCTTGGCCACGATTCACCATATGGCAAAATAATATTACCATATGATTCCCCGTTTACTTCAACAAGATAATCTGTTGTTTCAGCTAATGTTGTTTCTACTCCATCGGTGCCTTTCCACTTTATCGATGTTACACTTTGCAGGTTGCCACCAGGTACTCTAATAGTATTGGTTTTAGGCCATTCTTTAAGGCTGAAACCCCACGTTTGAGTCAACAAATGTCTTCTTGTAATATCTTCCACATATTCCCTACCGGCCGTAATGATTGAATTTAGAAGACCATCCTCAGTAAATACTGCATCATCACATCTTAAATGCAATTTTAGTTCACCTAATGTTATAGGCTCAATTATTGGTGCAGTTATTAATGTGGCTATATTGTTACTCATAATTTCCCTGGTGTTGGTATTGTAATCGATATTACTATATGCTCACCCCAAAATTTTATGCACGATTACTAAAAGCCTTAATATAATCGATATTCATATCGCCAAGACCTGTACCGCTTGCTTTGTCTAAAGAAAAATATGGTTGCATCTGTTGTTCCGCCACAGACAAATTTGACATATCAAAAGTTGACCCATCGAAAAAGACCTGCCTTCCCGTGTTGTGCCAGTTATACTCACATTTTATGTTTCCCATTAGTTATTTTTCTTTTACTTTGTTAAGCACCTGTCTTCCAGGCAAAGGTTTTTCTGCTTTTTTTTGCAGTGTAATTATTTGCTGTCGCAACTTTTCGATATCAATTGTTACCTTTTTTATTTCTATAGCAGTAATGCGGATCGCCATTTTTCTTATTTGTTCGACTTCAGCTTTTAACATTTTCAACTCCCTTTATTATGCTAACGCTGTTACAGACTGATTGCCTGAGTATCTTGATTCAAGCACGGCAACAGCATGGCAAATA